TGTTGAAACGCTTGTTCAACAAAACGAAACCACCGAAACCGACACCCGACACTTGACCAACGAGGAGTATTACGACTACGTTATGCGTAGATTGGAATTACTCAAAGGAGAGACACCCGACGTGATTGCCGACGCCCTTGCAGACGCTGGAATGATGGTCACTAGACGAAGTGACATCGAAGCGGCTGCAGGAAGTATGATCTTCACCGGAATGAAGATAGGAGCCCTGGTAGGACTCTTTGCTGTCGCGATAGATGTCCTCTCAGGAATGTTTGTGAAGGAAGAAGCCGAACCCCTGACCTTTGGAACCGAGTCACCAACCACCAAGAAGAACTCGAAGAACCGAGCTGTCCCACGCAAGACCTTCTCGCGTTGGACCACACAAGGAGCAGATGATTTCCCAAGATCAGTGACCATGACTTACCAGACACCCGAAGGCTGGATCCCTTTCCGCGCCTTCCCCCTCAGAGACAACCTTTACCTGACCTATTTCCACAGTTTTAAACGCCAACTACAATCGACCACCGACCCCTGCATTAAACTTAGATACACCCATGGAACGCAAACCTACGAATGCGACCTCGTAGAGCAATTAGCAGTAATTGCCACTGAGTACGACCTTATGTTGTTCTCTTTTAATAATCGCAAACTGCCACCCAGCCCCAACAACCTGAAGAAATTTGCCACCCGTGCCATGATGGATCTAGTCGATGTGAGTGAGTCAGTAGTCCAAGTAGTAATGGAGACCAGCGATGGAAAGAAGTACACCTCTGCAAAGAGGTGGAGCAATCTAGGTTACCACGACGACTACACCGGAGAAGGAGGAAGCTACAGTCTGCCTGACGCCTGGAGGTACTACATGCCCACTGAGAAAGGAGATTGTGGAAGCGTTGTTGTAGCAGTGACCGGACACATGGCCGGACTAGTCATCGGAATGCATGTAGCTGGAACCAGAATCAAAGGCCCCCAGGCCCAAGGAGCTGGCCCCACCCTGATGAGAGAAGA